AATATCTGAACGCCGCCCAACAGGGAGGTCGTATAAGTGATGGATAAGTAGGGTGCTGGAGACTTTTCTATCACGGCATAGTTTTGGTTTACTTCCGTCGGTCTCAAAATCAACATCCGTTGTCCAGAGAAGAAAGTATTAAATGGTGTCATGTTAGTAATCGAGATAGCGTGCCAACCCGTGCTGGTGAACTTATAATCTGCAGCCCACGTCGCGGCGGTTCGGTCTTCCTCTGTCGCGTCGCATCCGTTATTCTGCCACGCCGTGCTCCCAGAATGTTGCCATGTTGCCGCTGAAGTGGTAGCCCTATTTACAGTGTGGATCGCGAAGTTTTCCGCGCCAGTTGCGCTGCAATATAAGTTGAGGGTGATAGACACGATCTGACCCGAAAATTGATCGCCCGCAAAAGCGATAACTGGTCGATATTGATAGCCTGGGGAAATGTTATAGTACCCAACGCGCATGGAAGAATCTCCGCCGCGTTGCGTTGTTTGGGCAGTCTGATCAAGGTAAGTGCCCCATGATAAGGCGATATTTTGAACAGCCATTAGCCAGTCACCTCCAAATAAACAGTCAAACCAACTGCGCCAGTACCTCGCGCTGTTACATTGATCGAAAACGATGCAAGAGAAGCCACATCATCATAACTGGCGTTGATTGTGCCGGACTGTGCCGACCAAGCTCCAGAGACTATGTTTATAGAACACATCGTGTTTCCGCCATTTACAAGATTCATGGATACTGTTCCAGAACTTGAAGTCGCTCCCAGCAATGCAGCCCAAGCCCCTGTCACCACATGCCCATCCAAGCCAGGATGCCAAGCCATGATGCGCGTAAAGTTCTTCACAATGACCGCATCTTCCAGCCCAAATACAGGTATCATAATCATGCGTTTGATCGCACCAAGTTTGGCTTGCGTAACCGCGCCAGCGGCAAGTTTTGCATTCGTAACGCTCAGGTCGGCTAACTTCCCAGTAGTAACATTCAAATCTTTCAAGGCAGCGGTGTTTACCACTTGTGATGCGAATTGTGAAGATAAATTGATCCCAGCGGTGTTGATTTTGTTGGCAGTCACTGAACCATCTGCCAGTTTTGTAGAGCCAACGCAACCATTGTAGAGGTGTTGATTGTATATAACCACACCATTATAGAGATTGTCTGAAGTAACCGCGCCATCGGCAATCTTCCCTAACGTAACGATCCCATCTGTTATTTGTGAAGACAAAAACAACTTGATTTTGTCCATTCTGACCTGTTTGGTCATGTCGGACAAGTCATCTATTGCTGAAACATCGTTTACGATCAGAGTGTCACCAGCCGCCACGTCTGTCAGTTCAGATAATAGATTTACATTTTTAACCTCTGGATCAGCCATTGTTAATTTACATTCCTTTCTATTCCAACAACTTCAGCGTCCAACAAATAGCCACCAGTCAAGTTACTGATCACCTTTTCGATACCACCGACAACCTCTTTGCCGTATAAAGATGCAAAGGTCTTTATTTCCCCAAGCAAATTATCTGTACGTGGAAACATCGTGACGCTCTTTGTATAATTTAATATTGCATAATCAGCCACTCTCTGCAAAACAGATTGAGCGGTCAACGAGTTTACCAATAGAGCGTCCTCAATCTTCCACTTGTTTTTTGGTGTGCCCTGTGGTGGTTCAATATGAACTAAGAATGACTGTGTGTTGTCTATATATGGATACCCCTCCACCAAAACTGCACCGCCTGGAGAAGTAACAATCAACTGTACGTAATTTGCACCAAACTCAAACTGCCCATAAGTTGAAAAAATCGTTACATTAGGGTAAACGCCCGAATCAGGTCTGGCAAGTAAAGTCCCATCTGCTGCAGCTAAATAAACTATTCGATCCCCAACCCCGCTTGCTCGAACAAGCCAATATGGTTTTGGATAAACAACTGTATAAGTTCCTGGAGCAAGCCAATCACTCTGAAAAATAGTTTCAATGGTCTCGCTCTTTGTGTAATCGTGTGAAACAATCTCAATGTCTGTAACTGGACGCTGGATAGTCAACGATTGTTTGTCGGTTTTCTCACTATCTGGAACGATCTGTCCCGTGATCTGATCTGAGAACAGCGCGGTATCAAATAGCGTTCCAGCTTGGTCAAAGTAATATCCTTCTAAAACTGCGCCTGGGATAGGAAACTGGCTATCCCTAATTTGTACATCTGTCCCCCCTGCCGTGCACGCATACGCTCCAACTGCGAATAGAACTTGTTGCAGAGCTTCCCTTACCGTCGTGTTTCCAGAAAGATAACCGGACACGGTTCTTCCAGCAACAGCGTCGTCTATAACATAAGAGAGGTTGGAGTAGTTAAAGATTTCGTTCAAAACAGTCGTTACTGGTGTTTCTGTTTCGTAGAACTTCCCAAGATACTGAATGCCGTCCAACAAGGTAATCGCGTCAACGCACTCAAATTCAATTTCGCCTTCTGTCGGGTTTTTCCAGGAATCCAGATAGAAACGCCCAACATAAACCGCAGACTCGGTGTCCCCATCGACCATCTCATAGATGTCAATTAAAAGACCGCTGCTAAGAGCTTGATAGTAAATTCCGTCCTTGAATGGCATGAACTTATCTCTAAGCGTTTTACCATTCTCATCCTCAACGGTATCGTCGAGCCACACACGCACCCTGGCTGTTGACGCTGGAACTTCAATGCTAATCGGGTGAATTTCCTGGGTGGTTTCAGCTTCGATTACATCTTCACCTCGAAACGTAACAGTTTCGCCGAGAATGCTGAGCCTGATAATTGGATAAGTAGTTGCCATTATGTTGTAGGTCTCTTTTCACGCGAAATGAAGGAAGTTGTCAAACCCTTCCAGTAAGTCGTTGCGCCCTTTTGCTTTGAAACTTCATGGTTGGTATTTGCGAAGTAGCCCTCGATCTCACGCTCACCAAAAATGGTCGGGAATTTAACCGTATGCCACGGGGTTGGCTCAGTCAGCTTGAACCATAGATCAGAGTAGACCTGTGGATTGCTGTAAGCTGACGCAAACTCGATCTCATAGTTGTCGTACACACCGATAAGCTCTCTGTGCAGAACGCCGTCATTGGTTCGTTCAGCGTACTTGTCCAGCATGTCTGCCTGACCTTTGATAGACCTGATCGGGATGTCGTAGGAATCGCCATCAATTACAATCATCGTATTCCGCTCCCTGCAATCAAACTTCTTCCAACCCGCTTGTCAATCTTCTTGAAGGCGTCGTAAAGCACCTGACCATCCAGTTTGATCACGTTATGAATTAGCCCGTTATCCGCTCCAGCATTGATGCCGCGGCGCGCCAGAACGTTATCTACCGCTTGCTCAATTGTTTTCAGCGGGGCTTCAATGTTTGTTCCTGATCTTTGGTCGCCCAGGATTGCCGCAAACGGGGCATTAGCTGGAATCACAGTGCCTGTGGCAAGCGCTGGAATTGTTAGCGTCTGTTGTGGAATCTCATCAAGAAGCCCGATGTTCGGTAAATCTATGTTGGGGATATTTATCAATGGCAGTCTGTTCACAAGGTTGATAAGACTGTTTATTGCGCTTTCTAGCCCATCAATCATAGTGTTGATAAACCCGATCACGCCGTTTACTGCTGAGACAATACCGTTAGCAATATTAACTCCAATGTTGATAGCTCCGGATTTAATCGTATCCCAGATTTCGCCTGCCTTAGTGCTAATCGGAGTCCAGATAGTATCGTCGAACCAAGTGCTGGCATCTTGCCAAGCAAGCTTGATATCGTCCCAAACGCCTGTTACTTTCCCGCTAATCGCATCCCAAGCTTCGGAAAAGAAAGTTTTTATTGGCTCAGTTACGTTGTCGTTAAACCAGGTAGAAGATGTTGTCCAAATTTCTTCAATCTTTGTCCATGCGTCAGAAGCAAACCCCTTGATGTCTTCCCAAGCTTCTGAAAACCACTCTTTCAATGGAGCAATAACTTTGTCATCAAACCAAGTCTTGGCTGCATTCCAAGCATCCTCGATTCCCTGTTTCAGCCCGTCGATAATATTGACGCCCTGTTCTGCCATAACCGTTGATGGTGACGATATGCCAAATGCCTTTTTGAAACCATCTATGAATGGCTTTACAACCTTTTCCAGCAGCCACACATCAATAGCGTGGAGAGCGTTTATTATTCCTTCTTTTACGCCTCCCCAAATATCGCCCCCTGCCTCGTCCTTAAATTCTGACCATCTTTCTTTGGTAGTGTTCCATGCCTCTTTCAATGATTCCCATATTGCAGTCCCAAGCCCAACCACCGCGCCCGCCACCGCCCCAAATGCAGAGCCTAATAACTCAAATACACTTGACACAACTTCCGACCAGTCAACTCCAGATAAAAAGCCCCACGCAAACTCAAATGCGCCTTTGACCCCCTCCCAAATCGTTGTCCCGATGTTCTGCCAATCAACCTCCTGAAGAAACCCAATGCCTGTATCCAACATGCCTGTGAAAATATCACTTAATAAACCGCCAGCCTGTTTCCCTATTTCTCCATAATCAATATTTGCAATAAACGACTGGACAGAGGATATAACTGTGTTAAATCCTGTTCCTATGCCAGCGCCAAGTTGTTTGAAGTCAAACCCCTGGATCGCCTCGCGTGCCGACCCCAAAGCCCCTAAAATCCAGTTAGACACTGTTTCGCCAAGCGTAGAAAGATCGCCAGTCTTGAACATGTCGAACAGACCGATTAGCTTTAGCTTGAACGCATCAATCTTTACCCCAAGCTCATCAAGTTCCTCTTCAAAGGGCGTGGTATCAGCCGGCTCGATTGGCAGCACTTCTCCGCCTCCGCCCCCTCCACCGGCTGCTTTTGGCTGTGCCAACACATTCAGCTTGTCAAACGGAGCCAGCGCGCCTTTGGCTGCTTTCCCCGCTTCTTCAGCAGCGTCTCCAAGTTCCCCATACGCCTCCGCGCCATCTTCGATAGGCTGCGTGTCTACCGCGCCAACCTTTGTTCCAAAGAGCAAGTTCATCACCCGCCCAACAATGTTGAACAGGTTTGTAAACCATCTGACTAATTCAATGATCTTTGGCAGAAGCTGATTTAAGATTGGAATAAGCATATTCCCGACTGACACCTTCAAATCAATCATGGCTGCGGTAAGTTGAGCAACCCTGCCAGCATAAGTTTGAGTATACTCGGCGGCAGCCCCAGCATAAACAGCCCCCTCTCGCATAAAGCCATAGTACTCAGCCAGCATCTTCTGTTCTTGAGTTAACGACGAAATGGTTGCGCCTATTTCCTTTGCGTAGGCTTGCCACATTTTGTACATGTTTTGTTCGATACCAGACGAGTCTGTAAGGATAGACCGTTCAGTCCGCAAGCCCATGGTAGTCTTCTCAATGGCGTCGCCTATATCGAGCTGCCCTTTACGCAAATAGACCGCGCTGTCTTTCATAACGAGCAGCATTTGTTCAAGCTGATCTGTGTCATAACCGCGCGCAAGCATGTTTTTATAGGCTTGCTGTGCATTCATCATCGGGACTAAGCCGTCTTCGGTAAATTCCTTCAGAAAGTCGCTGATGTGCCCAATGTCTCTACCGTAGGCATTCGCCATATAACTCAAGCCCTGCCATCCGGCTTCCATCTGCATGGCAGTCTTTACGCCTTCCTTGCCGAAATTCACGATTTGCTGAACGCCAAAAACCGCGCCAATCGTGGCTGCCAAGCGACCCAAACTGGACATCATGCCTTTCACGCCAGTGTCGAAGCCTTTGCCGTCAATGCGCGTATTTATCCGTATGCTCCCGTCGTATGCCAAGCTCCACCTCCTTTCTCCCTTCCCAAAACCGCTTCTGATCCTCCTCCGGCAGAAGGCTTATAAACCTCAACTCTTCAGGATCAAGCTGATCATAGACCTCCGATTGTTCTACCAGGAAATCGTCCCCCATCTCTGCCACAAGCCGCCGCTCTTCATCCGTTAACTTTCCATCATAATAGCGCTTCCGCAGGCTTACCATCGAATTAAAGGCTGTTTCCGCTCCGAGATCGAGAAATAAAGCAATGAAACGCCACCAGTGCATATCCGCAGATTGTAGATCAACCCCATGTGTCTGAGAGAAAGCGGAGTAAATAAGCCGAGCGTCTTTTCTGAAAGAGTAAAGTCGCGGCTTGCCCTCAGTATCCTTTTCTGTATCATCGCCGGCGTTGAGAAACCTTACCGCCTTTTCTACAGCCCTCTGATAGAAACTGGTGTCTCTGTCAGCAGGGAGATCAACATAAAGTCGGTTGAGCATTAGATAAGTGCGCTCGTCCTGATCAAACTCAGGATTTTCAAAGTCAGCCATTATCTGTAACCCAACGCGAAAATCAGCATTGACGGCAAATATTTCGCCGTCAATTTCAACCGCATCGGGAAACTGCTCAATCAGAAAGCTGTTCACCTTAGCTCATTACTTTCTTACCTGGCTTCTTTTTCAACTCGGCATTCAGCTTCTTCTCTCGATATTTTGAGATATGGGTCAGAACTGCCTTGATTACTTCACCATACGCTTCTGGATTGAACGTGTTTCCAAAAAGACGGTGGCAAGTGCCTTCCCCGAATACCGCATCCATGCCTTCAATCACATGATTGGCAAACTCGGTCTGAATGTCAATCAAAGCTAAGGCAGATAACGGCGCGCCATTTTCGTCTTCACCCTCGAGCGCCCGCGCTTCGGCTTCCTTGATCTCAAAATCTTTTTGCTTCCCATTAAGCGAACCATATAAGACCTTCAGCCTCCCGTAGAAGTTCAGGTCTTCAGCATCAAACGTGATCCACCTGGATTCATCGTCATTGATGCACAAGGTTCGCTGGCTGTCAGTTTTGATATTAATTGATTCCATCAATTATTTACCTTTCTATGTGGGGCTGCCTGATTGAAGAGCAGCCCCCATAAGATGTTGTTACGTCGACGCAGTAAAGGTTTTTGTACTTGGAACGAATGTCCCAAACACGGCGTCACCGATCACGCCAGCGGTTACTGAGTGCTTCAGCGTCTTGAGCGCTTCGTCCCCAATCGTTTCAACCGAAACAGAAACAGCGTATTTCTTGGCTGGATACGCAAGGTTTGGCTCGGTTCCAGTCGGAGTCTGCCACAGTTGCACAGAGACAATACTGGTCACAACGTCGTCCAAAGTCTTGTCGTTCCATTCCAGAGCGGTCAAAAACTTTGATACTTCGTCGGAGTCGTCAACATTGATCTCAAAGGTGAACTCAGGAGCCAGACTTTCAAGCTGCTTGCTGCCAACGTCGTCAGCAATATAGCCCTCCTCAAGATAGGTAGGGTTTTTATTGATGCTCAGGCTGGTAATGCCCGTGTTCATCAGGTTGTAGCTTGGAGTCTCAGTTGCCGAGGTGTCCATAAAGTGCTGTAGTTTTGATCTTTTTACAGTCATGTTGTTAAATCCTTTCGTAAGTAAGTTTGCAGGGCACTTCGTAAGTGCTCACATTAGATTCGCCCTGATCAAGCAAATAGCCTTGACCAAGAGCTTCGATTTCAAAAGCAGTTTCACCACTGCTCAAGACCGGATAGTTTTCGTCTTCGTTTTGTTCGTCAAGCCACTTTCCAAAGCTTTCGAAAAACCCCATTGTTTGCAACCTCGCCAGATCATCCGCGTTTGAGGCGTTGACCTGAAGCGCAAACGGAAACTCGTACATCCCGCCTTTTGCAGGGTAGTTATATATTTGTTTATCGCCAGGTATCGGGAATATCCCATAACTATCCGGCGTCGGCTCTAACCAGTTAACCAGAGGCGTCAGCCCCATCTCGTCAAAACCAGGATACGTAGCAATGTAGTCCTGTAACGCTTGAATGATGGTTGTGCTTTCTCCTGCCATTATCTATTACCTCCGCCGGCTATTGCTTTAGCCTGTGTGACGATCTGTTTGCCACTTGACGATTTCATCCGCTTGAACCACCATGTTCCTTTGTTGATTTTCTTGCCTACTCCGTGTACCCTGCGCCAGCCATAATATTGCGGTCTTGTGTATGGGCGTCCTTTTGCTCTCCACATCACCATCCCTGAGCCAATTCTTGTAAGCCTCCGTCCAGACATAAGCAGCTCGCCCGTGTCAATTGGGATATAGTTTTCGGAGTAGTAAAGCACGCGAGCATCAACAAACCTTTGCGCTCGGTTATAACGGGTATTCCATTGCGACTTAAAAGTCGGTTTCCACTTGACCAACATATCACCATAGCGGGTTTTGATGATTTTATCCTGTGGCTGTTCCACATAAACGATGGTCATTATTTCCCGCCAATCTGAACGTGCTGTAAGGCTGGGGCGCCATAATCTTTCCAGTCCACAGTTCTCACCTGGATTGTGCGCGGATAAGCGGCAATCAAGGCGGTTGGGGTGTAGCTCGCGTTCAACTCCTGGCTTATAGCCTCAGGGACTAAGTAGTCACCAATCTTGAAGGTTAGAAGTCCCGATCGGTTTGTGCCGTTTTTGGTTATGAACGGTACGTAGACAATCGCCTTATCCGAATCAACCAGACCGGATTTTGCAGTATTGGCAACCTTCTGAGCTTGCCACATGACCTCATCAACCACCGTGCGTTTGAAAACGTTGGCAGTCGAGGTCTTTGCGTACCAGGTCATTGTGTGCGGAAACTTGCTCATCACAACCTCTTATAGCGGTATTTGTTAAGAACGTCCTTCTCACTTAGCAACAAAGTCCGCGCAGCCGACACGCCTTTATCAGACTCGCCCGCTGTGCTTCCTGTGTCTTCATAGCTTTCAGACCAATCCCCGACACTCACAGACTTCACCCCAGACACAAAATCCTGCCGCAGGGCTTTCAGTTGCGCTTGGTATAGCCGTGATGCTGAACGATAACAAACGCCTTTCACATCGTCTGGTATGCTGGCGTAGCCATGGTCATAGGTGACGCTGATGTTGCGAGCGCCAACCGTCCATACATCGTGCTCACGCCAGAGCACTCCGTTCTCAGCCAGGGCATAATAAGCAGGGTCGAGCAATGCGCCGCTAACCTCTACCCTCGCAATTTTAGTCACCGGCAGCTCTGGCAAAAATAGTTTGGTTGAGCCTGTACCGTCGAGTAAAACTGTATCGTCCTGGGACTGCTCGATGTTCTGGTTGCAGTAATTTTTGATTACCGCCGTCGCCTCTTCAATTGCCTGAAGCGCTTGTGCGTCATCCGTAGGGATATTTGTCCCTAAAAACGTATTGATGTCACCTACTGAGCAAAATCCCATCGTTCACCTACTTCACTTTTCGTGCTGTGGACTTCTTAGCAACAGCCTTGTCCTCAACGGGGGTTTCCATCTTGTTCTCGACCTCGCCGGCAAACTCTTTTTCGCCAAGGCGACGATATTTCAGTCCTTGCCTTTCTGCCTCTGACCTCAACATCTTGATGCCTTGATATTCGCCAATCGGCACAATCACAAGCTCGTCTCTTCCGTCCATAATCAATTCCTCTCAAGGGAGGGGAAAGATAGCCTCGCCCCCCCCATTCTAATTGCCTAAAGTTTAGCCAGAGGTGGTAGCAAGCTCAACAAATGACTTCGGGCGCAAGACACCGAAAGCAGCACGAGCTTCAGCAAGTACCGCAATCAGGTTGCGAACAAAGAAGTCTGAGTGGCTATCGCTAATGCTGACAGTTACCTGCTGGCGATCCCACATCACAGCCTGTTTCCAGTTGGCTAAGTAGGCTTTGCCGGCGGTGATGTACTGAGACTCAACCACAGGAACGCGCCACATAGACTGCTGATAAGGCAGATAAGGCGCGGCGGCAAACAAGGCTAATTCAACTGCCTCCCAGTCTGATGGCGCCATTACAAAAGCGGTCGGCTTGTCCAAACCATTCACAGCCAAATTGGTGATGGCTTTACGAGCGGTAGTCAAAATATCCGTGGTGTAAGACTGGGTCAAAATGTTCGGCGTATTCACTACACCAACAAAATCAGGAGCAGCGGCACCGTTCAATAGGTTGTTTTCAACCTTATCTTTGATAGAGTCCCGCAATTCCTGGTCTATGATCCCGCGCAACTGAGCGGCATCTGCAAGAGCACGTTTTGTCACCGGCACCCATACTGCAATGGTTTCTACAGGAGTGGTAACTTTCGTAAATGCCATTGCGCCTTCCGGCTTAAGCCCGTCGGAAAGACTGGTTGCCTCAGCAACGCCAGCCGCCTGGGTTACTTTAGCGGTCTGCTGCACGAACTCAACCATGTCGCTGTTGGTACTGCGAACACCGATCAAATCTAACATAGTGAGGGGTTTGCGTCCCATAGGCACATAAATTCCGGTGTCGTCATTCTGAATGAACGCACCGGCAGAAGTCCCGGAAAGACCAGTAATGAGGTCTTTCTTTTCAAACGGCATTTCAACTTTGAACGCCGGTGAGTTCAAGCCTTTTGCCGATTCGGGAATATGACCGTTAGGCGCAACCTGCTTCAGCCAACTGAGATACTGGTCGCTCTTCGTAAAGCGCTCGCCGAGACTACCGCCTACTTCCTGCGGCTCTGCCTCGCTGCCCTTCACGGCGGCGACTTCGAGCTCTTTGATTTTCCGTTCCAAAGCAGCGTCGTCAAGACCCTGCTTAGCCTCATTGACCATGTTCTGAGAGCGATTGCGCTCGTCTTCAGTCATAGGGCGACCCTCTGAGAGAGCCTTTTCTACAATTTCACGGGCATCGCCCAGTGTTTTCAAAAATGTTTCTTTATTCATTTTCTGCCTCCAAAGCAATTATGTCGATTAATAGTTTTACGTCAGCAGGATCAACGCCGCTCTCATTCCCGATTTCAACGGTCTCTGATTCAGTTTTGACCTCTTGCTCCAATTCTGGCTCAGGCTCCACGCCTTCGCTCTTAATGGTTAATGTTTGCGTGTCATTCCCTGCACCAATAAATACAGGCGAAACTTCAAATGTCTTGAGCTTCTTTAACACACGCACTTTCTGCCCATCCACCTTATCTTCTGATGAGTCAAGCGCTTCAAATCCGTAGCTCCACTCTTGTAAGTCTCCCAAGTTCTTGACGGTCTTATAGGTCTCAAGTCCACTCTCGGTGTCAAGGAAAAACATCCCGTCTACCCAAGCTTTCTTTTCATCCTGGTGAATTTCACCCCGGCCAACGGGCAGGTTTTCCCACCTGTGCCCCCAGGATGCGATCTTGATTTTCGCTCCGTCTTCAAACGCACCAGGCAGAGTTACATCGCCATGTTTGTCAATTACATCGAACCAACTGAACACGGCTTTGAATTGTCCCGTTTGGTCGGCGTTCTCCTTGAACTCCAACTCGGTATTAAATGATTTCTTTTCCATATTCTTTATCCTTTTGCCGCCTGTTCGTGGCTATTGCTAACGTGTACTGTGGCGGTTGTAGATCGGCTGTGTCGGGTTTGGTATCTTTCCCCTGTTTCTGGCAATGTGCGCCTGTTTACCTGTGATGGAAAAACTGCCAGCCTCACAAACCAACAAATAGTCCCGCTTGCCAACAAGTTCCACGTCCGACCCTGCGACTGCAAACGAGCCGGGCTCACAATTAATAACGATTTGTCCCATGCTATTACCTCCTTACACCTAAGATTCCTCTGGTGTGGCTATCGCTTTATGAGAGTGCAAATAGCTCAGAACCAAAATCCAATTTCAGCGTGTCACCTGCGCCAAGAACACTGGAAGTGCCATAGTCAAAATAGCAGACCGCTTCCTTGTTTGATGCCGTATCGTTGTAGATAACAGCATAACG